ATTTGTTCAAGAGCGGGCCATGCTTTATGGACAATAACTTCGACACCATTGTGTGTAAAATAATCCCCGGAGGCACAGATGCCCAAACGTTCATCATTAAGAGCTGGATCTCGATCGAGTTCACCCCGAACTACCTATCGTTATTGAAAGACTTATCAAGCTTTCCCCCGCCTCGGGATGAAAAAGCTTTCAAACTATACGGTGAACTCGATGAGAATTTACCCATTGCTGTTCCCGCTAAGGACAATCCCAATTTCTGGACTAGCATGCTTGATTTAATCCGCCCGGCATCCGGCGTATTGTCCGCCCTACCAGGCTTGGGTGGGACAATAGCAAAAGGTGTTCACGCCTTTTCCACCATGCTAGACCAGCCCAAGACACGCGCCAATAATCCAACCGCCCCGAAGCCCGTCGCCAATCGGATCACTCGGGAAGTGAAACCTGCGGCTCGATCGCCTCAGGTTTCAACACGAGCGCCACAGCCTCGTCGTGGAAAACGTCATCGTCAACGCCGACGACGTTAGTACCAAACACAGATCATATGATTCTGGGTACGCCGAGACCCAGGTCATAGTAACATCCGCTATCGTGTTAAAACTCCAAGCGAGATAATGGAACCACCATAGCATCACGAACCTTCGCCTTGGCGAGGTGTAGTGGGAAAATCAGGCTAATTAGCGGAACTATGAGAAACGAGGGGATCTCGAACACTCATTGACTGAAACTATAGGTTGTAGAACCAGAGAAGATGCCAAGCAGCCTTGGCCAGTATCGATACGACCGCAGCTAGATTGCACCCTGCATCTGTCAACCCAAGGGAAGCCACAATGAAGCAGCATTAAATAAACAAAACTGAGTCTTTACGCCCCAAGTACGGCAACAGTGAGCCCTGTAAAAACCTGTAGAAGCCACCAAACTTCCTCGGAGTCTGACCGAGAAAACAACGGACTAAACTTGTGCGTAGCACACAATTGCGTAGTGGAAGGTCATTACCACAAACGCAAACCAGCTCAAGGAGCAAACAAACCTTGAAAGAGCAAAAGAAAAAGAAAACCAGTCGGTTGCCCAAACTATGTAAGATAATTTTCCACGTAGATTGTTCGATCGAAGGTGACCATTTTCACACCTCCAAGCAAAAAGTTTGCCCCCATAGAGCTAAAGAGCTGCAAGCCGAGATCGACCGCCGTCGCGATCTTAGAAGTAGAAGAATGAAATCGCCTGCAGCCACGTCAGAGGATGAGAGTCCAACCGGAGATAGTGA